GCAGGGTTTTTTCAGCCGCGTCTTTGGAATTGATCCCAACAAGATCAACTATGCCACGAACACACCCGGCGGCATTGCCACACTGGCTAAAGTAAATGCGCTGGCCTATGATCAGTATTTAAATCCACGAGACGCGCAGGGCAACATTCGCGGTTTTCTGCGCGAGGGATCGCCTACTCGATTTGGCCCTGTTGTAAATGACCCAACATTAGAGAAAGACCTTGGAATCATGGGTGCGATTCCGTATATCGGTGGTTTCTTGAGAGCGGCGAACCGTCGTTCTGCCCTCAACATCTCTCCGTATGACAACCCGCTGTTTTCCGAGATGGGCGATATTGGTTTTGAACTTGGCGAGTTTCCTGAAGGTTCTGTAGCGGCGGCACCCGCTGCACAGGCAGAGCCGACAAGTGCTGTCTCTAATATTTTTGAACCGTTTACGACCGATCCCGAAGAGCGAAACTTTATCGAAGAGGACTTCGAAATGGATCGCCGCGCTACAGACGAGGACTCGCCGTTTTCGCGTCCGGTGCCAGAGTCAACCTTCCGTCCGATATTTACTGACGACATAACAGTGGCCGATGTTCTCGCAGCGGAGCCTGTGGCTGGCAGTGTTCTTGTGAATCCCGGTCAATCAATTATTCCGGCGCAAGAAACAGAAAATGAGCGGACCATGCGTGAGCGGCAAGAAGCGTTTGATGCGGCGATGCGTCGTCGTCAGCAAGAAAGCAGCGCGTTTATGGACAGGACAAACGAGACGCTGGATGAAATCTTGCGAAAAGGAGACACCATCGTAACACCGGGGATAAGGGGCGGAGCTATGGAGCCTCAAGTTTCAGACATATTGAGTCCAGAGAACATACGCGAAGTTTTAGAATTGCCAGGACGTAATCCGAACGCTCCTTCTCCAGTTGATATAATTCCTCCGTCCCTTTTAATGAGTCGGTAGATCTATAATGGACGTTGTAGATTTTGTTCACGCTTATCGAAAAGCCTTGAACAATCGTATGGATGAGATTACACGTGTTCT